TCTATTTTCATATTAAGAAATGTTGTTATATCTCGCTTTAGAGTAGCTAGCTCTAGCCACGTAGCTTTATCGGTTTCGTCGTCGAGATGAAAATATGTGTGGTATCCACCACCACTATCTATAACTGAAGGCGTCAGTCGTAGGGCGCTGGCCAACTTTGCAACGTCGGCTATGGCTTCTTTCTTGTCCTTGTACTTTTTTGGGTCATTAGCATCAACGTCATAATCGTCATACAAAGACTTGCACCATGCAACGTTGTCTTGCGTACGTATTCTAAATCGGTCTTGCTTATCTTTGTACCAATCTCCAAATGAGTTGATTGCGACGTAGACTTCACTATTCGCATCAAGTTTAACAGCTTCAGAAGCCGCTTCTGCAATCGTTGCAAACTTTCTGTTCTTCCACCAAGCTCTGCCATTCTCATTCGTTTCTGGAACACCAAGCACAATGTACCCCTTCGAGGGCAACAGCCACTCGAAAAACTCTAAGGTGTTCATCATTACCTCCATAATGTATTAGTGTGTTAATGGTAGCCGAAAAAGCTCCGGCTACCTAGAAATTTTGAAGTTTACTTGTCGTCGAAATCGAGGTTTTCAAGAGCCTCGGTGACTTCGTCATAGTCCTCAACTTTTTTAGTTTCAGCCTGCGGTTTTGCCTTTACCGCAGTCTTAGACTTTTTCGGTTCGGGGGCGTCAAACTCCTCTGCTTCAGCAGCTTTGTCCGCAGGAGTTTCAATGTCAGTTGCAAAACCCTCTACTGTAGAGTTGAATCCTCCCTCAATAGTATCAAAAGCAGACCGAGTTTTCATCTCTGCTAAGTCGATAACTTGTACCTGACGCAGTCGTAAAGATACACCAGAGCCATTTTTCGGGTCGTAAACAACAAGCGATACAAGCACGTTGATTTTAGACCCCGTTGTTAGCATGAAGTCACTCGGTAGTTTGTTGTTGCTAGAATCAAATTGAGAAATAGATGTGGGTTCGCCGTTAAACGCACCTTTAAGTTTAGTTCTAGCAGTATATTCACCATTGTCATTGCGTTCAAAAACCTCGTCACTGGGAGGAAACGCCTTCCATTTGGGGTCTTTACCCTCATTGTACGCAGTTTTCATGGCATTATACAAAGGAACAGCCTGCTCTTTTGTCAGAATAAGGCTCATGGTGTACTCAGCACCGTCATCAGTTGGGGCGCAAGGCATACGTCCATTATTCTCAAATTTGTAAGTTTTATCAATTCGAGGATATAGAGCGGTAGCTCCCGTTACGATGTAAGACGCAAATTTTGGTTTTTTATCAGTCATGATAGTCTCCATTTTAGTGATTAATAAATATATCCGCTTGTCTTTTCAAACTGCGGTCGAACAGTCTTAGACAAACTGATGATTGAATTAAGTTCGATCTCTTTTAGGAAGCGACCGACCTTGAATGTTAGTAGATTATAGTTCTCAAGTGGACGTACATTTATATGTGTTACGACGTTCTTAAGCCCGTATCCTCTACTAGAAAGTGACTTCTTATATTCTCTGAAAGGTCGTAAAGAAGTCGATGGTACACGTAACAGAGCGCGATTAGGCTCTTCTAAAGTAATAAGCTTTAAGGTCGCATACTCAGTACAAGCCTTAGCACGTTTTCCGTTAGGTGTAATTCGTGAACCCCAAATTGATTGAGGGCATATAGCACATTGTTTTGATTGTGGTACAGAACTTTTATCTGATGGCGTAACTCCATCACCAGATGTACAGATAATAGTTTCATCATCTGAATAATATGCTCGCATTTTATCGAAAGCGTTAACAATAATAGCGTTTAGTGGGGGTTCTGCAAACTCAATCATTACTTGCGCCGAAAGTTTACAACTTGCGTTGCGCTGTATTTAGTGCCGGGAACAAGTTCGCCGTTTACTTCTTTGTACTCTTCACAATTTTTCTTCTTAGCACGTATATCTAGCAATTCCCATGCTCCATTAGAAGTAACATGGTTCATAAATGTATCGGGGTCTTCGACGGTCACGGATGATCGTGTTGAACGGTACGCAGTACCGTGCTCACGTGAGGACACGTTATCAATGCCACGTTCGTCAAATCGACGTAAGAACTCTATTTCAATTGCGTATTGTTTGTCCTTATCGCCTGCATCATCAGCTTCGTAATCAGCTTTACGCTTTGCTCGTCGATCGCGTAAACCAATAAATAGTTTTAGAAGTGACGCATCATCAACATCCGACACTTTCATCTTCGCCTGCATATTCATTTTTACTCTCCTTCTTTTTTGTTGTTAACCATTTTTCAATGTCTGTTTCGTCCCACCTTAAAATCTTTTGCGAAACTTTAATGGGCGCGGGGAAACTAGCCTCTCGTCGACGCAGTTGATGTAACGCGCCTTTAGAAAGACCAAGTTTTTCAGATAGTTGTGTTGTATCGAGAAGAACCATTATTCACCTATTTTAAGTTATATGTATTAACATGTAAACACATAAACACTTTTTTATAAAAATCAAGCTATAAGTTTCTCTCTATGTGCTTTTACTTCATCAAGTAGCGCACCTTGTAGTCGTTGTTTCTTCCGCAGCCGATTGTAAACGCGGTGTTCAACTGGTGAACCCTCTAGCATTATGATAAAATTATTCATCTTTTGGCCGGGTCTGTTTATTCGACCGTTGGCTTGCTCAAATGTTTCATTACTTGTTACACAACTATACCAAATGATTGTACTCGCGGCTGTTAGAGTTAAACCGTGAGACATAGCCGCAGGCTGTGCGACTAATACTTTCGGGTCTTTTGCTGATTGAAACGCTCTGAATATTCTATCGCGTTCAGCTTTCTTTACACGACCATGTATAACTTCTACGTTAAAATCAGCTTTAAGTTCTTCTGCAACCATGTTTACAGAAGATACGTAAGGTACAAATACAATGACTTTACCCTCTGCGGATTCAATAATTGATCGTGTTTCGTCAATACGTGGCGATGACGGTATAGATACCTCTGTACCATCGTTAGCGTACACTACACCACACGCTATCTGTATCAACTTACCCATCTTTACTGCTTCGTTAACTGCTGTAATCTCACCCTCTTCTGCTTCTGTACGTAACTTTGTAACCATTTCTTTATATGCTTTGTTCTGTTCGGTTGTTAACTGCACAGACCGTGTTTCAAACATAACTGGTGGTAAGTCCAAACATTCATCACGCGTGAACCGCACTGATGGTTGCATTACTCGACGAACAATATCTGTTGCTTCTGGTCTAGGTAGCCATTGAAATTGTGTTACTTGTTTCATTACTTGGTTCTTAAACCTACCAAAGTATGGTGGTACGTTGTCAGGTGCTACTAGTCTACACTGCGCCCAAGCATCTGTAGGGTTGTTAGGTGTGGGTGTTCCCGTCATTGCCCAACATGCGCGTGGCTCTGCATGACGATTAACTACTGTGTTGATAGCTTTCCACTTCGTCGTTCCTGCGTTGCGGGCACACTGGGCGACTTCGTCAACGATTACTAAATCAATATCGCGTCTGTGTTTTATATGGGGTTCAATGATGTTTACCCCGTCATGGTTAATTATATATACGTCGTAGTCATGCTCAAGTAACTGCAATCGTTTCTTGCGAGTTCCATGTAATACACCAAAAGTTAAGTGTGGGAAGTGGTTAAAGAGTTCGTCGGCCCACGTGCGTTCCAGCGTAGACAACGGAGAAACTACTAACGCCTTATTCAGTTGACCGACACTCTTTAGATAGTCGTACGCCCAGAGAGACGCTAACGACTTACCCGTTCCTAGTTCACTTAAATTAAATGCTCGTTTGTGGGTTGACAAAAATGCCGCCGCTTCCATTTGCGCTTGAAAGGGTTTGTACTGTCCCGACCATTCGTAGTAAGTACGTATAGGCGCAGGCGCATTAAACCCTAAATGCCGTAATGCAACGGTTTCGCGCGTTCTATGCGGAACGGCTACAAACGGATCGCCTTTTACTTTAAACTGTTTTGCAGATGGTAATACATTAAGAATACGATCTGGGTTTTTAGTTTTTAGTATTAACGCTTGTTTGTCTTGCCACACTAACATCTTTATCCTTTCTTTGTATACATAGAGGGTCGTGTTTTACGCCAACTTTTGTTGACTTTTGCACTTACCACTCTTGTGTTTGATTTAGCTGTACTACCTCCCGCATCGAGAGGTATTTTGTGATCTATCTGTTTACCATCACCTTTCTTTACACGTCCGTCTCGTATAGCCTCCCGCCGCGCTTTGTTGTTGACGACGCGTTTCTTTTGAACGCTAGGTTTCTTATTATATTTAGCTTTTGTTGCTAACGCTTTTTTAGATGTCTTTGTCATTTAGCTCTCCATTATCTCTTTAACTTGTTCAACCGAGTCTACCACATGAGCAGATCCGTTAGCACGTATTATCTCCTGAATCTCGCGTTGTTGATTTGGTGTGACGTTGTTGATCTTGCCGGGCGCTTTTGTCTCGAACGCGAAAAACTTACCGTTAAAACACACAAGTATGTCAGGACAACCAGACCTACCCATGCCATTAGATACTGGCATATAATACCAAGCGCCAATAGATTTAAGATATTCTTTGACTTTCTTCTTTACTTTTCCTTCGGGCGTTGTCGCCATACTTATACTCCGCAGAACTCACACAAAGAACGTCCTACTGGACACCAATTTTTACAAAGCCCTGATGGTTTAGGTAGCCACTTGTCGTCGTCGTAAGAATGCGCAAGCCTTGACAAACGCGGTAGAAACTCGCCCCATATATCTGTTGCTTGTTCGCGTGTAAATTTTTCTTTGTCAAATTTTTTATCTTTTAACCAAATAAAACCAGTTACTACGTTAGATATCCAAGGGTATATCGCAAACGCCAAAACCGCAAATAACTTCAATTGATCACTGTCGGGTCGATGCTTACCAGTCTTCCAGTCAAGCAGATACGCGGTGTCTGAACCAATAACGCCTATGTCTATAACTCCTCGTACCCATACATCTTTCGCCATCCACGTCGTTTTGCGGAAGTTCTTCGTAAGCGCAACGCGTTCTTCAACAACACGTTTGCCTTCTATGTTCTGTATCTTACGAACATATTTGCCATAATCTTCCAAAGACGAGGGTAAAGGTTTCTGTCCTTTAGCAAACAGCTCCAACGCTTTGTGCACTTCGTTACCCCATCGAGTAGCTTCAGTTTGTGCTTCGACAACTTGTTTAGTAACTCTAGTAAGCTGATAACGCTTTGGGCATGTTTCGTATGCGGTTAACGCCGAATAGCTCCAAGGGTGTTTTAGTTCCAAAACTGTCTCCTTTAGTTCTTATATACACACATATATACACATTTCAAGTATTTTATTTAGCTTCGCCGTAATTATTTCCGATGCTACCCTCACTCCAAGTAACCAACTCAGGCCACCAATCGGGGGGTGTTCGCATTACTGACTGAACGTCGTCGAGTATTCCAGGGGCCGCATCTTCGTCGACGACATATACGAGCTCATCATGCACCATCAATGCAGGGTTCAAACCAAGTTCACGTTGTACAGTTAGTGCGTTGTCGGCGATTACGCAGCGAGCGAGGTGCTGAACGATGTTCTCGTCGATCTTCCCTGCGTATATACGAGCGCAGTTACGACCGTTACCATACCAAAACTCTTGTTGGTTTCTTTCATCGTCGTATTGTATACGCAAGTCTGGGTATCGTATCATACCCTTGGGCGTACGCAGACCCCCCTCTACTGGAGTAACAAATCCCCAAGGGTCAACTGATGCTCCCTCTGCGCCACGCAGTATTGTAGGTAGTGCTTTATGGCAAGTTTTCCAACCCATACATATTTCGTTGTACTCATACCTCCACCTATCAACTATGTCTCTGCTTTCATCTTCTGTAATATCTACACCCCCCATTAGTTTTGCAACCTTCTGAAAGGTAACGTGACCCGCACCGAAACCTAGTCCTAGGTGCGCTACCTTACCAACTTGTCGTTGTTGCTTAGACACCTGATCGGGTGGTATGTCGTACAGCTTGCTTGCAAAGTCTCTATACAAATCAGCCTTTTCGGGGTCAGCTTGGTACATCTTCATACTCGATGGTACTTGCCACAAGAAATGGTTGACGCGTAGCTCGATGCCGCTCAGGTCAGCGACGACGATCTTCTTACCAGCTGGTGCTACTAACGACGCCCTTAAAGCATCAGATGGTTTTGGGTCATACGGATTTATACGTGGTAAGTTCTGTGGGTTATATCCCCAACCTGACCACCTACCAGTAGTATCAGCACCGTAGTACTTCAATGGGATAGGCACTTTCTTATCGGGGTGTGCATTTGCCGCGTCCATGAATGCTTGAATACGTGTC